CATGTCATCTAAGTTATCAAAACGCTCATTAAATTCCTCATTATCGAGGATAACTGCTGCCATATTAAACTCCGTACCTTAGTATTATGGAGAGGGATTAAAAATGAAAGCTTCCTAGAGTTAGGAGTTGGCTTTCTCTGCCTTCGCTCTACTACGTTCATGATCCTTAGCCCACTTAATAGTGGCACCAGCAAAGTCGCCAGAGAAGGGATCTAATAAAGAACGTGGAGAGGAAAGTTGTCTGGTTGCTAAGGCATCACACTCTTTGCATTTCTGCGAGTCTGGTGAGCCTTTAACCATGTGCTCATTAACGTGCCCTAAGGCACACTTGTAATCATAGAATTTAAACATCAGCGTAATTAGCCTCTATAGGATCTTCAGTACGCTGAGACTCCTCTTGACCTATACGTGTTGTTTCTTCTAAGTTCAGTAGAGTACCAATGATGTTCAATTGACCCTTACGGAAGTAAAGGTCTTTCTCATCTTTAGCGGCTTCTACCGAGTTAATGTTGGTAAGGCTAAAGCTCAGGTCTTTAATCAATGATTTCCAACCGTCTGTGCGGAAGAGTGCAGCCATATCTCTAAAGTAGAGCTCAAGTTCAGTGTCTGTCATTAAGATATTGTCCTTTTCTAAAGTATCTTTGATTTAGTACACTATTATAACATAATTTAGCTAATATGTCAAGGTTTATCTTTACTTTTACTAGAAACTGTGCTAGGAGACTCTAATGCTGCCACCTGCGCCTCTAGAGCTGTTATCTGCTTCAAAAGCCTGCTGTAGCTGCTGTTGATCTGCTCCACTACTTGACTGAGTTCGCGCTGGGATACCATTCTGTTGTGCTCCTTGTTGTTTTTTAAAGTTCATGTCCATCTGCTTCTCTTTAAGCATACGATCAGCCACTTTTAGTCTGCGTTCAAATTCCCTATCATCGCTTTCACCTTCTTTAAGGTTAGTAGTGATGGCCTTAATACGTTCAATCTCCATCTCAGCAGGGATAGACTGTGCTTCAACGGAAAGTTTCTGTGCTCGTGCGTTAGATTCAGCGGCTTGTGAGGACAATGCGGCAGTCTGGGAAGCTTGGAATGCTAACTCAGCTTGTCTAGTCTCTTCTTGGGCCTTCTGAGCTTCTGGAGTAGGTTGTGCTGCCTTATCAATAAGACCAATCAACTCTTCACGGTTGGATACATTCATGTTATCTACAATAGACTTAAGCATGATAGGATAGTAAGGTGTATCCTTGCCCATTGTCTGTAGAAGTTGCACTAACTGGCTGACCTCATACTCTCGTGCCACAATACCTAAGGTAGAGGTAGCATTAAAGTTGTAATCAGACACAGGATAGAGCTCAGGCTCGTACTGCATATAACGCCAAGCAGCCTTAGATACGAAAGGTATCAAGAAAGACTCTTGGAAGTTAATCAAGGTGCGCTTATGTCGCTTAATGATTGCACCTAGAGACATCGAAATGCCAGCAGCAGTAGCTTCTCCATTGATTTGACCACCAACACCAGAAGAGTCAACAGCACCTGTACTCTGCTGTACCATCGACTGTAGTGCTGAAGCCTGAGCAAACGTAATTTGGCTTACATTACCAAAGTTAAACGGATTGATGATCTCCCGTGGGTCACCATTCGTTAATAAGAGTTTACCAGCACGAATCTCTGGCTTTGTGCCGCGTGGGATGCGTGTAGCGTCCATAGCAAGCATAGGGTGTACTGTAAGGGCCAGTGCGTCTATACGAGCACGTAGCTCAGCGTCTAGGGCCTTTTGTGAGTTGTAGCCTTTCTCGCACACACCACGGCCATAGAAGCGGCTAGGTACTACATCCCAAGGGAATGCTACGATAGGGCGATCCTTCATCATGTAAGGACTAGGTTCAGCCTTAAGGAGGTGACCTTCGTTGGCAATGATTACTACAGCTTCAATGTAGTAGCTCTCTTTGTCTTCTTCATCAAGCTCATAGTCAAGCTCTTGTTCAAGTAAGTGACGAGGCACTAAACCGTAGTACTTAGTTAAGCGTGTCTTATCATCCTGATGTACCGTTAAGTCACTGTCAGGCTCTAAGTTAAAGTCTTCACTTGCTGTACCAATATAGACATCCCTATAGATACCTTGCTCTTGTAGTTGCTCTACGATATGGGTACCTACAAATTCATCTACAGCACAGCCTAAGGCTTCTTCTACGTTAGTTGCTGTAGGGTCAATACGGAAGTTCTGAGGTAAGATAGGACGTAGACGCACAATAGTACGCTTACTGATATTGACACCAACAGCTTCCATAGCACCACCCATGACTTTCTCAGTCGCAGGCTTCATCTCATTGATCTCTTCAAGTACTACTTCACCAATACCGTTGCCGTAGACTGCGGAGTTGATTAAGCATTCACTTACGTCTCTACGGATCTTAGCGCGGTTAAAGTCTTCATGTAGCTTCTTACGCAAGAACATAATGTCCTCAGTCTCAGAGTCTCCCATGTTATCTTTAATGTCGAAGTAAGTGCCACGACCGAAGGTAGCCTCTTCAATCTCAGCTACGTTAGACTCTACGGCCTGCTGTAGTGCTGGGGCAATGATCTGACTACGTTCAGAGCCACGGGTCTTGTCACTAGCTGCCCAGATACCACGCCACAGGCGATAATACTCTTCATGCTTACGTGCATAGTTGGTTTCGTAATAGTCGCCCCAATCATCCACTTTAGTCATGACCCAATCACTTAAGGATTGCTCAATGATCATAGGTTCTGTTGATTCGTTGTTGTCATCTAAATACATTTTCATAAGTTAATATCCACTAATTGAGTCTAAGATTTCAAAGTTGTCTAACTCTTCAAAGTTACCTGCGTAGGTCACCTTGGCTAGCTGGTCTATATAGGCCAAAGAGTCAATCAGGTCATCGTGTGTTAAAGGGTCAGGGAATTGGAAGAGCTGGTCAAGGAAGACCTCACGCCATTCTTTCTTATCTTTATTTAAGGTTATACGACCATGCTCCATACGGCCCTGTAGGGCCCACATGATCCTGTCAGTCTTCTTCTGGTTACCGTGTGTCAATTCCTCTACCCTGAAGTAGAAGTTCTGACGCTTCATCATATCCATCAAAGGTGACATAACAGCTTGCTTTGAGATTCCCTTCTCTATCCCTATGGAGAGAGGCTTGAAGTCACGTACAGCTTGAAAGATCTTCTTGGCTGTATCATCAAGTGTCCATCGTCCATAGATAATGTCCTCAACGAACCACCCTGATTCATCAACGAAGACTATGGAGATAGCTGATTGGTCTAAGCGAGAGGTGTTACCTTTCTTCTTGGATACATCTTGGAAGCCTGCAAGGTCAATGGCAATATAGTAGTCACCATCACCTTTAGGTTTACTTCCAAACTGAAGCCATTCCTCTTTGAACATCTCAGAGCCTTGGTTCTTAAAGCTAGCCATGAACTCCTGTTGGAAAGCATGGGTAGACATAGACTTCTTAGCTGAATCAATCTCTGCTGGATCTAAGGTCTCATTGTCGTAGGAAGTGAAGTGGTAGGCTGAGTACTGAGGATCATTAGATAACTCAGCATACTTGTATAAGTCGTAGAAGTGGTTACGTCCCTTGGGAGTACCGATGAATAAGCAGCCACCCTTTTGGTCAGCTAAGGCTGGTCGTAAGACCTCCTCAAATACCTCAGGCTTCATGTCACCATACTCATCCATTACTAGATAGTAGAGGCTAACACCTCGCATGGTATCCGGCCTGTCTGCCCCCTTAAGTGAGATAGTAGTACCGTTGATCAAGGTAACTTGCATATTGTTTATATGTGCTGACCTAATCACTGGAGCAGCTAGCTCACACAAGAGCTTCCACATGATGTCTCGTGCCTGACCCTGTGTAGGGGCAACATAGAAGATATGTGAGTTTGGTAATGATGTCTCAAGTCCTTTAACTATTAACTTCCAAGCTGCCTTACGTGTCTTACCACAACGGCGTCCTGCAGCAACCACAATAAAGCGGTTAGGATCTTTCCAGACTTTCTTTTGCCATTCCAACAATTCAATCTGTAGATCACTCATACTATAGTGTACTCCGCATCATCTATGTCTTGGTCTTGAGGCTCTTGTGCAACATCCACTGACCCACCAATTCCAGTAATATTGATCTGTATGGCATTCTTACCACCACCTTTGATGATCTCTTTCTCAAAGGCTGCTACAGGAGCTACACGATCCATGACTAACTTCCATGCACTAGCTTGGTTCTTATGTTCATTATCCAAAGCTGCATCAAAGATAGCATCTAATACTTTAGCTGACTTAGGGGACGCAAGCATCCTAGCTTTATATTCGTTAATGATTGTAGCATCACCTTTAGGACGACCTATAATGCCTTTAGGTTTCTTAAGTGATGCTTTAGGTGGTCGACCTACCCTTTTGGGAGTCTTATCTGTAGTGTCTATAGTGGACTTGGTGCCCTTAGGAGCTGACAAATCAATTACCTCTAGGTTGAGATTGAGTGTTTTACTTTAGTGTCTATGGTGTACTTAAGACACTTTAGAATGATACTTTAATTATTCATTATGTGATAACTAAAAGATCTCTTAAAGTGTCTAAAGCATACTATAGGTATATTATAACATATTTAGAGTCTTAAGTCAAGCTTTATCTTATCTATTGGTCATATTAACTATATTCCTAATGCATATACTCAGGTCTACCATAGATAGCCCTTAAAGCTAAATAGGAATCATTCGCATCACTAGGTGTACCAAGGGTTTCAAGTGAATTACAAGTGTATTCCTTTGTTGACTTTAGCGTTGTAAACTTGGGTCTTCCTTAGAAACTAGATTCACTCTTTAGTAAACTTGGGCGCCTACCACAGTTAATCCAGAGAAACTCCACGCCCCCGTCCCCCATCGAATCCTTAGCACACCAAGACCACCAGTGTCAACCCCTAGTTACTGCCCAGTCATACCGTGACTACACTGGCTGCTATAGTCACGCCCTTGACATACACTGGTGGCTGTGGTAGACCCAAGGCACACAGTGGTAACAAGTGTGTCAAGTGTGTGACTATTGACAATGGTATAGTCACAAGGTTGACAAGAGTAGACAAGTGTGTGCCAAGGTGGGTGCCTATGGCCTACTATGGCGTACCTTTCTATTGTGCGCACCCGTGCGAGTAGCACACAGTTGAGACAGTTGTCAACTATTGTTTGTATTGTGACTGTGTAGTCAGGTGTTGTCATATGTCACGACTGTGCTAATATTACTACATCGGCACAGGGGCACAGGCACCTAGGCTAAATGAGAATCATTATTAACTGGAGAGTAACATGTTAGAACAGGATAACAACCGTACATATGCAAAGATCTATAGTGATAGCAGCCACGTATGGTTAGACAGTGCATACGACTATGCCCTAGCCATGTTTCGTGCCGACTGTACATTTGAGCAGCTATTGATTGAACGCCCTCATATGGCCAAATCTGAGTGGGGCACCGATGTTGCGCTTGAGCTTGACTATATAACTAAATCAATGCGAGGCGTTGCATAATGAAAGCACTAGGATACCTTGCACTACTAGCAGGCATGGCGGCAAGCCTAGCCCATTTAGCACACGTAACTGGAGTACTAGCATTATGAGCATTATATCATACTGGGTAATAATCAAAGAGCACGACAATGCAAACAGGGTAGCATTTGAGCGTTGCTATGCCACTAAGCAAGCAGCGGAGGCAATGCAAGCAGAGCTAGAGAGTGTTGGTATTACTAGCAGTGTAACTAAAGACACGTTAGAAATACAATAAATAACTGTTGACTTATCATATGCCTTTGTATACTATAGAGGCATAGAGTAAAGCAATTAATCAAGCACAAGAACTGGAGCACACAATGGGCGCACAAATGAAAGGGCCACGAGCCACCACAAGAGCACCTAAGGCTAGTGTATTAGGCTTTACACTATACCACGGGCCT